ATGAAACCCAATAAAATATTACAAAAAAGCATTGTGTTTGAAAAAAAAATATTACCTTTGCAGTCGATTTGGAGGTTCCGTAGCTCAGTTGGATTAGAGCAACAGCCTTCTAAGCTGTGGGTCTTGGGTTCGAACCCCAACGGAATCACTTTGTGACCCCATGCGGGTCACATCGGAACAAAACAACGTCAAAGAGGATTCTACTTCGGTAGTATCCTCTTTGTTGCTTATATACAGTTAGTTACGAGCGAGTAACTTGAAATTCAGACAGTTATTTAGAGGACGAGCGTAATGTCTAATTAACGCAGCGGATTTGAACCTGGTGCTTTGATGATGACATAACGGGACACAACGATACATAAATGTGTGACACTTTGTGTGACACTTTTCTGAAATGTGTGACACTTTGTGTGACACTTTTCTGAAATGTGTGACACTTCTTAAAAATGTGATACACTTTCAGCCACTAAATAGCTGGAATTGGCAAGATAGCCAATTAAAAATTGTTAAACTCCCATTATTCTCATCTCCTCCACTTATTTGTCCGCTGTACTAAAACCTACTTTAACAATGAAGAAGGAATTGGTAGAGGTCGTCTTCGACCGTAGAAAAAACTCCGAGAAGAGGGGTTACGGATTTTTGGAAGTGCAAGTTTATCTTGGACGTGCCACTCGTAAATACATTATGATTGGCAAGTATTCACCCGACGACTGGCAAGCAGCAGCAGCTTCGCCCGAAACACAAGCTCTGGTAGCAAAGTGTAAGAAAATCATTGCTGCGATGGACGTTCTTGATGAAGAGCGAACCTACGACAATTTCATGTATCACTTCAATGGCGAAGACAAGAAGCCTAAGGTGGAAGTAAAGGAGGAGCAGCCAAAAGAGCCGGAGAAAAGTGGAAAGAGCTTTCTCGACTTTATGGAGGAAGCTCTCGCCAATGAAGATTTGCGCGAAGGTACACGCAAGCACAAGATTTGTGCCATTGAAACCGTGCGCACATTCGGTAAACTCAACACCTATGGCGACTTGACTCCGAAGAACATCATCGCCTTTGACAACTGGCTGCATGATGGCACACGTACCGATGTGACGTGTTACGGCTACCACAAGAAAATCCACAAGTGGGTTCGCCAACTTTATCAGATGGGCGAAATTCCACAGGATCCTTATCAAGTGGTGACGTTGAAGCGAGGCAAGTGCCGTGAACGTGAACCGCTCACCGAACTTGAACTGAAGCTCATGCGCAGCTACAAGTTCGAGGGCAAACTTGACAGGGTGCGTGATTTGTTTATCTTCGCTGCCTACACCGGTCTGTCGTTCTGCGACACACAGACCTTCGACTTCGAGAGCATGACGAAGAAGGAAGGCAAGATGTATTACATCGATGGTAGCCGTATCAAGACCGATACGAAGTTCTTCACGCCTATCCTCTCTCCTGCGATGAAGGTGCTTGAGAAGTACGACTACCAATTGCCTAAGATTAGCAACCAGAAAGCCAACGACTACCTTCATGTGATACAGATGGAGCTGCACTTCAGGCAGAAGTTGACTTTCCACTGCTTTCGCCACTCCTTCGCTACAATGGCATTGGCTCACGATGTTCCTATAGAGAATGTGGCTCGTATGCTTGGGCACCAGGACATCAAGACCACACAGATTTATGCCAAGGTGCTGCGCACCACCATCGAGCGCCATGCCACAGCCCTGCAGCGTTCAATCAGCTAAGACACGATAGAATATTCCCTTTAGTAACTGCGACTTTCCCGACTCATGGAAGGTGGCAGTTATTTTTTCGCATATATACCTCTGTCCACGTATGTAGAACAATGCACGAGGATTAGGTATTGTGTCAGAGAGGAAAGAGAAATGGAACTTCTGCTTTCCATCAATCTTGTGCATTGACAAGCGCATAGAATTGGCTATGCCGTCTTTCAATCGCAAGGTGAATTGAGTTCTGTTATACCCAAACGAGTCAGTAACCTCTACCTTATCTATTATAGGATGTGGCTGATTACCGCCGAAAAGATAATGTCCACTCCAAAAGCCGACATATATAACATCAAAATATGCAGATGACTTCTCGGTTTCTCCTTTGCCAATCACATAGCTTGCAGTGCCTTGTGCCAAGTCTCCTGCATCATAGTCGACATCATCGTGATAGCGTACCGATGATAATTGCCCTTCATTGTTCGGTCTTTGTCCTATGTAGATGCCAGAAGATGCAGAGCCAGAAGAGCCTGTACCGTCTTCCGATATAGTCCATGTTTCTCTATTACCCAACTCTCCGCAGTCGAGAAACATACAATTGCCATACTTGTCGTCAGTACCCTCTATCCATGCAGGAACGATTTTCAGTTCAATATCGTCAGCATCATTATCAACAAAATAATCTCCGAACTGATTTACAGGCATCAGACGGTTATAATACTTGTACCACTTCATGCCATTATGCTTGCTGACAAATTCTGATTTGTAGCAGTACATTATAAAATAGGTATCAATCTCCTTGCAATAAAACAGTCTGTTTCCGTCACTTCCAACTGGATAGCCACGGCTGAAAGACTCGCTGTATCCATGTCCGCTATGCCCCGTAGACTTGTAATAACCGCTAATCTTCAACGTCATTGCCTTGTCAATCAATTCCCGAAATGTATCATAGACCAAGGCCTTTGACTTGTTGGCTCTTATAAACCAGTCGCACGAGTAATATGACCACAGAAGCGCATCATTATCAGCGTATTTCAAGTTAGCCGAAGCGATGTACTTGCTTTCATCTTCTTGCGACACCTCTGTTGTGTAAGAGTCCAAGACCTTGTTTAAGATTATCTCTCCTGCCGATTTTGCCAGACTATTAGAGAAATGAAACTCGATGCGCTTAGCCTTATGGTTGATATCAAAATCTCCGAAAAGGAAGTTTTCAAGATGCTCAAAAAACTCGTTCAATGTCCAATGAGGCAATGCAATGGCAAAGTTCCACGCAGCCCATGCAGCCGGAAGCGTATTGCAAATCAAGAGATATTTATATTGCGATTGCTCCAGCTCCGCAAAGTTCTCCTCATACCCCAATTGCGAACAGATACGCTTCAAGATATACAATAAGTATGGCTGGAACGAAAGAGTGCTTTTGACATTCTCGAAGCCAGTGATGAAATGGACAGATGTGGTAACAGCATTCTGCAGATTGCCGGAATAGTTGTTTACCCACGGCAACGGCACCCAGTTGTTCGTTGGATATGGTTTGAAGGCTTCTGCTGCTATAAGATTATCGCGCTTGGTAGGATATCCCAAATCCATTTCATTGAGATAGATATCGTCAAATGTCTCGTCAAAGTTCTGCTCACTGCGTCCCTCCAGGAATTGCGTTTTTACTTCTACGTCCGATATTTCTGTTATTGTGATGGAGCCAGACTTCAGGAAAGCGCCGTCACGGATGTCGCAGTCAAATACCACCTTTGACTTGATAACATCCGCTCTGTGGATGTGCCCGAAGATGGCTATATTTCGGGCGCATCCCTTTAGTGGAAACGTAATTGTCAAGGTATAGCTGTCACTACCCGTAAACAGACGGTTCTCGAAGATGAAGTCAAACGAAGTGTTCTTCTTCAAAAAAGCTTGTTTGCCATTGATTATTATTTCCATTTTTATTACTTTTGCAAAATGAAACATACACTAATTATAATATTCGCAAGTTTGACACTTTTTGTTGCAAGTCTTGTCTTTATTGACTATTGGAATTTCGATTTTCCAAACTTGCTCATATTTCTTATTGCAAGTAGTGTCGTACTGTATATTTTAAGTAGATATGTGAAAGGTAAGTCTGCAAGACGAACACTTGCCACTTTATCATACATATCGCTTGCCACATGGATTTTGCTCCTAATATTCTTATTTATTGCTATGTATGTAATGACAATTGGCGAGGCTCACCATTAACCAGAGGTTACTCACTTTCTCCTATTCTTTGGTGTCTTGTTACGGATTAGTGTGTCATACTCGTCCTGCGCTTGCTTGATGCCAGTGTCACCCGTGACCGTGTTAACCGTGACAAACGGCTCGCTCAACCTCTGTTGCAACTGCTTCATCGTATCAGTATAACTCTGCATAGCCTTTGTGTTCTGCACGATTGCAGCCGTAGCCAGTCCGTCCGACTGCTGCTGCACGATGATAGGCTGTTGCTGTTGTGGCGTGCTATATGCTACTGGCGCAATAGTCCGGCTCACATCATCGGCTCGTAAGGATCCGATGGTGTTAGTCCGCTGCGCATAGTCCAGGGCGTTGATGATGGGACGCGCAACTGGGTTGGCAAGCATCTCCTGCGATGCCACCCATTCCCCGGCATGAACCACGCCCACCTCTTGGAACTTGGAACCTTTCGGAGTGAAGCCACCCTTTGCATAGCCCTGGCTTTCACTCGCTTGCTGCTGCTTTTTGATTGCAGCAATCTGAATAGCTCCTGCAGCCACCGCCATTGCAGCAGCCACTGGTGCCAGGATATAACCCACAAGCGGAATTGCCGCTGCCGAGCCATACGCCGAGATGGCGTTCTGTGCCGTCTGCGCCACCGCTTGAATGACCTGCATTGCAAACATCTTTTTGTTTGCCTCGTTCTTTTTCTTTGCCAGCTCCTTCTGCTTCTGCTCCTCGAGCTTCTTCACCTTGTAGTTGTTGCCCTCCGCTTGCGATATCTCCTTGTCATACCGCTTCTCGATGGCAGCAGTCTGTATCTCCAGTTCCGCCTGAATGAGCGAAGTCATGCCCGAAAATATTGAAGACATGCCCGATGTCAGCGTGTCAAAAGAACCCTGCACCGCCTGTCCGAGGTCCGAGTTCAGCCACTCCGTGATGTCCTCCGTCATATTTTCGAGGAAGTTCTTGCTCGTGTCGTTATACTCCTGGCCGTACTTCTTCGCCAGTGCCACCTTTGCCTTTTGATACGCTTCCTCGATGCGCAACTTCTCTTTTGCATCGTCGCCAGCAGCTTTTATCTCTTGGGCATATACTTCATCCAAAGCGGAAGAGTCCTTATCATACTTCTCCTTCTTCTCCGCCTTGTTATCCCCGAAGTATTCCTCTTTGATTTTGGCAAGCTCCTTCTGGTGCTTCTTCTCGTTGTCCTCGACGATCTTCTGATTGCGCTTTTGGTTTTCAACGAGCTTATTCTGATAATTCTTCTGCGCTTGCAGTTGCTCCTTAGATTCGTCCGTGTAGACCTTCGTCAAACGGCGCAGATGCTCTAACTCCATGAGTTCAAGCGCATCATCAAACGTCTTTTGGTCTACCTTTCCATCAATGTACCGCTGTTTCTCTGTAGCAACCAGTTCATTATAGTAGTCGTTCTCCTGCTTCGCCGATTGCGTGTTCTTGTCATCAGCGAGCTTCTTCTTCGCCTCATGGTATGATGCTTCCGCTTCCAGCTTCTGTTCACTCGTAGCTTTGCCATTAGCCATAACTTTCTGATTGTACTCCATATCAATCTCTGTCATACGGTTCGTGTACTCCTCGAAGTCCTTCTCACCTTTGGCATACGCAATGCGGTTGAGAGCTTGCTCCCTGGTCTTCCAGTCCTTCTGCGGTTTCAGCACATCCTCAGTCTTCGTCTTCTTGTCCGTCTTAGGAGGCGTGTATGGAGGGTTCTGCGTCTGCTGTTCCCGCTTCTGTTCTTTCTTCGTGTCATTGAGTGCCTCCTTCTTGATGTCTTCGCCATATATGCCTAAGATGTTCGCCTCACGCTGGTCAAGCTCCGCCAGGTCCTCCTTCGTCTTGGCAAGTGCACGTCTGTTCGAGGCACGCAACGAGTTGACACCCAACTGCACCACCTTTCCCTCCTGACCAGGCATAACCGTTTCCGTCCTTGCCTCCATCTCATCCATGGCAACGACACGCTCCTGCCTCTGCTTTTCCAGATTAAGGTCGACACGCTGCTTTCCGATATCACGCAACTTATCCTTAGCACCCTCAATCTCATACTTGCGAGTCAACGACTTCAGATAATCATCAAGAGCCTTCTTGTTCTCCTTATACTTGCCCGTGGTATCATCCAACTGGGCATTATAGTTCGGGATAATCTTGTTGAGCGCATCAATCGCCGTGTGTCTGTCCTTCAGCGACTGCGTTTCATCGCGAGCCACTGCAATAAGCGCGTCAATCTTGTTCTTCTCGTCGATGATGCCTTCCTGCCCACGCTTTCTGATGTCCTGCAGGTCCTTCTCCGCCTGCGACACCTCCGTCATCTTCTTGTATAGCTTATACAGAACCACTCCGAGAGCAATGGCTCCGGCAGCTATCACGCCATATCCGGACGCAAGCAGGGCACCCTGCTTTTTGAGGTCCGACATCAGCCATGACTGACGTACCCAGTTGCCCTGCAGTTTGGCGAGCCCCATCTGAAGAAGTAAGTGCGCAGCATGTAAGGTAGCCACCGTAGTTTTGTACGCAGCCGTTGCCGTCTTGCAGATAACGAGCCACGCATAATGCGCCTTGAAAGCGATGTTAGAAGCGTTCACCGCAATCTTATAGGCAATGAAAGCAGCAGTCAGCGAAGCCAAGGTAAAAGCGTTCTCCTTGATGAACGTGATTGAAGTAGACATGAACTTCAGCAACAAAGTGGTGGAAGAGATGACATGCTTCATTATCGGCTGCAGCTGCTCACCGAGTGCCACCGCCATCTCCGTCACGCCCTTGCGAGCCTTGTCAAGTCCTGCCTGCACCGTACTGTTCTGCACATTAAACTCATTCGTGACAGATGTACCCTCCGCAAACGCCTTAGTAGCTTCCTCCTGCTCCCACCGCACCATATCGAGGTTGCCAGCAAGAGCCGAAATCACCTGAGCAGCACGAGCACCGTTCTCGCCCATGTCCTTGAAGACTGGAGCAAGTACGTCGATGTTGCCGAGTTCGTGAAGACGATCCAGCAACATGAGAAGTCCCTCGTTAGTGCTCTTCTTCAGCGTTTCGTTGAACTCCTTAGCATTAAGTCCCGTAGCCTTTATTATCTTGTCGTTCTCCTTGAACATATCCATAATGACTTTGGAAACAGCAGTTGCCGACATCTCCACCGCCTGTCCCTGGCTATCCAGCACCGCAGCGAAGCCCATGATTTCCGGGATAGTCATCTTCGCCTGGGCACCCACGCCAGCCATGCGCTGTGTGAAGTTTGCGAGATAAGGAGCCGAAGCTGTGCAGTTCTGTGACAACTCATTGATAACGGAACCCACGGCAAGCAGAGCCTTCTCCGTGCCGAGGCGTTCCTCGTCACCGAAGATGTTTGTCAATTTTGAAAGAGTCAGCGTAGCCCCATCACCGAGGTCGTCCAAAGCCACATTGATTTTGTCGGCAGCTTTCACGAAACCCAAGACATCCTCCTGCGACGTTTTGCCCAATCGTCCAGCTTCCTGCGCCAACTTATTCAATTCCTCACGCCCCGTTCTGGTGTCAATCTTCTGGAAGTCCTCATTCAGCTGCTCCACCTCCGAAGCGTTCATTCCCGTAAATTTGCGCACATTCGCCATCTCCTGGTCCATATCCGCAAAAGCGTTCACCGCCGAGCGTCCTGCCATGATGATACCCGTGATGGCAGCAGCAATGCCGGCAAGAGCTGTCTGCCAGTCGTTCAACTTTCGGTTCATCCGTTCCCACAGGCTCTCATTCTCTCGCAGTTGCGAGTTCACTTTGGCAATCTCCGCCTTAACACGCTTTATCGCCTCACATTGTCTGTTCCACTCTTCGCTTCCCCGTTCAAGCCCATTAAGGTTACGCTTCAGCTGTGACAATGTGCGGTTCAGTTCCTTTGGCGAAGTTTCATCGAGTCGTTGCAGAACATGCTCGACCCCTTTAGCAGCATTTTCAATCTGCGAGATTTGGCGATTGGTTTCCTTCAGTTCACGCTTTAGCTTCGTGAGCTGCTGTTTGTTTCCTGCTGCTGCCGCTTTCTCGATGGCTTTTTCGAGGTTTGCAGCCTGAGATTTCAGTTTCAGGAGCATATCTTCCGCCTGTTTTCCGTTTACAGTGAGCGTAACGGTCGCATTGGTGTTTATATTCGACATACGTCTTTCGATTTTAATGGTTTAATGATACGCAAAAATAACACCGCTCCAACACCACTCAAAAGACGAGAAATAAGGCAGTTTCGCCCGATTTAGGCACGCTGGCACCGACAAAAACCGACGAAATTTAAGCGATAGAAAAACGAAAGGCTTGTGTATCAAGCCGTTAAGGGATTGTTAAGGGATTTTCCCTTAACCCGTCTTGATAAAGACCCCCCGACCGCCCTGTCCTTGCTGACGGCTACGACCGCCCGACCTTTGCGGAATATGTAAACAAATGTTAATATTTAGTTTCTCGCACACGCAAAACCGCCTTAGTTGCGCCAAAAAGCGAAAAGGCAGAAAGTGACGAAAAAGGCTTGCAAGTTTCGCTGATGACGAAAGCGAGCCGAGGTTTCACGCTGATGCGCAAACGCTCCAAGTTCCACGAAAAGCGAGGGTTTCGGAATGAGCAAATAAGGCTGAAATAAGCAAAAGGTTTCGGCAAAGTATAGGGTTTCGGCACGATATAGGGTTTCGGATGCGTCAAACGCTCTATTTTTGGCACTTTAAGCCTCCAAGCCGAGCAAACCGAAGGTCTTGCCGTACCACGAAAGGCTATTGGGTATCGGATGGGCATCAATGGCTTGCGGATGTTGCAATATATGCGAGAAAAAGCGAAAGTTTCGGCTTCATACTGCGCTCTTTCGTGCTACTGAACCACCGCCCACCACACCAAGCGAGCCACCACGCCACGCCCGACCCATCGGGCGGTAATGCGGCAGTGGTGAGGGATAAAAAGGTAATGAGCCTGTCGGTCTTGCCCGACATTAGGCGCACTACCTTTTCTATCCCATATCTCTGCCATACCTATTTGAATAAGCGAGAGTGCTGTCAGACTTATAGCAATCTTGATTGCCATTAGTCAGACGGCTTTCTCGCATTGACAGACAATAGAAAGCGCAGCTTTACCAAACCATGAAGGCATCGCCTTATAGGAAACAGAAGGCTCTGCCTTACCCGAAGCGAATGGGTATGAAGTGGAATGTAATGAAGTGGTAATGTAGGACTTCTCCATGGCTCGCAGAGTCATAGAGAAACTCCGGAATGATAACGTAATGGAATGTAGCGCAATATCCTTTCGCAACAGTGGACGAAAGGAGGTGGCGCATAACGGACGGACACGGGAGTGGAGAGCCACTGCCTTTCGGCTGAAGAAGAGAAGATTGAGCGCAGCGAGATGATAGACAATAGAGCGAAACTGCACGGACTTATGCGCAATGCAATGGAGCGTGTGTCCGTACCCATTAAGAAAGGTGAAGGGTGTGCAACACTATTCACCTCTGATGATGATAGATAGACATCTTTGATGTGCAAAAACAGATGACGCTTGCGTGTTGATGATTGACGAGGAGGTCAGACAAGCTCGCTGCAAGCGTTGCTTGGCTGGGTGATGCGTCAATCATGTGCGTAGGTGGTGCATTGTTCGGTGGCGAGGACTGGCGTAGCCGTGAAATTGTGGGGCGTGTAATGAAGTGGAGGGGCTTTGGGCTGCCGTGGAGAAATGTGTATGTTGCTTACCCCGTACCGTGACTCGTGTGCTTGCACTTTTCTCGAATGTATGGAGGACTATTCGACTTCAGGCGATTTGTCCTCCTCACATCCGAGAAAAAGAGACATGGTACGGATCAGGGAAGTGGCATACTTATTTTGCAACAGAAGCCCAAAGTGACGGAACGCAATGGAACACCCCACAATTTCACTTAGCCATGCAATGGCTTGTCCTCGCCACCGAACAATGCACCGCCGGAACCGTTGGAGGATGAGTTCGGGAGCCTGTGACCGAAATGTCGTCGTCTGCCGGCGAGATAGCGACGGATAAAGAAAATGACGGCTACTGCCGTTATCATCATCAGGACGGCAATAGCGAGCTTTGCCGTGAAGGGAACTGAAGACCTTGACTTGATGATTTCCTGCGACTTGTCGGATGAAGACTGCTTCGCTATTGCGATGTTGTCTTCCACCTGCTGTGCAGCTGCGGACTCCTCCTTTTCCTCTTGGGAAAGGTGAAGTCCGTAGAGCCTGAGAGAGGACGGCTTGCCGTGACTTATAGCTGAAGGCTTGTCGTGATAAGATGGAGGCTTTGCCTTGTCATTGGACAGGGGCTTTCCCGATGGATAGCTGAGGTCGGAACATTGAGGGGTTGCCGACGTGTCGACACCCCCGAATGTGAAGACGCAGCTATCGAATGAAAGAGCGGTAAGCCTCTGTAGGAAACTGAATGAAAGATTCTGAGCGGATCGCCATTGAGCTTGCGAAACGGCGTTTCGCTCACTTTCATTGGATGATGATGCTGTCTTTGTGCTCTTGCACGCCAGTACAAATGCACAAAGAATAAGGATTAGGATATGTTTCATATCGTAGGGTTTAGATGTTTGCATACTCTGCCGTGGCATCGAATGATAGGCACGCTTTAGCTGCATAATCTCGATGTCCTCGGATTTTGGCATTGGGGAACTGTACTCTGAGTTTACGAAGAAGTGCCACCAATGCGGACTTTTGCTCTTCAGTGCGAGAGTCCTTAGGGTGTTTGCCGTCGGCGGTTAAACCACCGATATAGCAGATGCCTATGGAATGGGCGTTGTGCCCTTGGCAGTGCGCTCCCACTTGTGCGAGCGGTCTGCCATGATGCACAGAGCCGTCGCGGTAGATAACGAAGTGATATCCGATGGAAGCAAAGCCTCGCTGCCGATGCCAGCGGTCGATATCTGCCGTGGTGAAGTCCTTGCCTTCAGGTGTGGCAGAGCAATGGATGATGATGAGGTCAATCTTGCGCATCCTTCTCCTCCTTCCGTTTCAGTTTGTCATCGAGGTACGAGCGTAGTTCTGCATACTTAGTCTGTATGTAGATAGTGACGCCGAAGATAGACCCGGCGTAGATAAGACACTCTGCGAATACACCCAGGACAGACTCGTGGATTTGTCCGGTGGGCGGTACGATGAATCCTGCGACAGCGAGGAGAAATCCACCGATGAGCATAGCTATGGCAGATACAATCTGCACGTTTTCCTTAGTTTCTTTTGTCATAATGAATTGTCTTTTGAGAGTTAATATGATGTGGTTATCTTTGCGATTGAGTTGTGGTCGATTGGACCATTGCTCTTTGGCAGCGTGGTGTCGCGAACACCATTTTGCATCCGAGCTGTGGTGGCCTCCTTGCGGAGAAACCATGGCTCTTTTCGTTTACATACTGAAATTGAAGGTGAGTTCGTAATTGTTGCTACCATCAACTCTATCAGCTCTTGCAATTACCCTGAACTCAGCGAGGTTAGTTCGGAGTTCTCCGAACTGGAACGGACCGTAATCTTTGGACTTCTTGTAAAAGCCGATGGCGAAGCGGAAATGGCGGTTGATGCCGAGAATGTTAAATGAGCGTTTGCCAAAGTAAATGCGGACTTCCAAAAGCTGTTGCGTTTCGGGGTCGATGATAGCACGGCAGTCACCGAACAACACACCAGGTTCAGTAAAAAACTTGCCTCTGTTCGGGTCGCCCTCCTTATCCAGACGGAAAGAAATCTCGTCGCCATTATTCACACTAATCTTTCGGTCGTCATAAAAGCGGTTCCAGCCACGTCGCCGTGGAAGATACTCACGCACACCGTTTTCATCCTCCTGCTTGCGACTAGTGCGCACCGAGTGTCGGAAAATGACTGGTGTAAGCCCTTGCCGGATATAACGGTAGGCATCCTGTATCACAAGAGTATTGTCAGTGATGATACATTCAATGTGCATCTGCGTAGCCTGTTTCATCGTGGCAAACTTCTGAATGTCAGTTTGCAACGATTTTATCTGCGACGCAACTGATTTGAGGTCAGATTGAAGAATTTGTATGCTTTCAGCGTTGTTCCCGATTTCAATGTTGTTCTTTGAAATGCGCAGGCTCAGACTTTGAGTAGCCTTTTGAAAATTCACAAGAGCCTCCTGCACCTTATTCATAGAAGCGATGCATGAAGATAGCTCGGACTTGCATTTGTTCAAGTCCTGCACCTGCTGTGCACGCATGACACCGGCACGCTCGGTAGTGGCTTGGCGGATGAGAATGGAATTGGTTGCGATTTGGTTGATGCCGGTAGAAAGGTTCGCCTTTCCCAATGTGAAATACACGTTGTTGCGGTCGTCCGAGCCGACGGTGAGCGATGTCAGCACATAGCCGATGCGTGCAAGATCCGAGCGCCAATTATCAAGGCGACTCATGTCCGTCTGCAGAGCAGCTTTGCCCAAAAGGTCAGCGATTTTCTGCAACAGTGCGCCCAGAACTTCGGGCGTTATAGCCTCTTCGCGCGTCTCGCTGCGAAATGAGGTAATGAGAGATGTGATAGATGAAATGTCAGCCATACTTTTGCTTGTTTTTAGCAAAGGTATGGCTGACTTTTAGATGGAGAAAAGACATTGTTAGTGATTATAGCGCACATACTTGTCGTCAAGAGCCTGGGCGACGACACCGACGAACTCATGAGCGATGTTGTCGGAGAGGAAGTCACGGAGGTTCATGACGGAAGCGTAGTACTTACGGCTGAACCAGGGCTTCTTCTTGCGCTTGCGTTCACGGCCGATGTCGCCCTTGTTTCCACGAGGAATCTCTTTACCCGTACCGAAGTTTTGCCAAAGGCCATATTCGAGGAAGGACTGGCTTAGTCCTAACTCAATGAAACGACCATCCGCACGGACAGGGAGGGACTTGGGGCTGTGAAGCAAACGTCCGGTGTCGATTACACCGAGGAGAGTCATTTGCTCACGCCATATTTTGAGCATCGTATCGTTGAAGGCAAGAACGAACTTCTCACGTTCTTGCAGTTGTTGGTCATTGCCATTCATTGGGGTCATAACGTAAATCGGTATAAGTGTCAACGGCTATTTGGAAGAAAGCACAGGCGCAGCCAGAGAAAAAGTATTGGTCGATTTCCTGAAAGGAAATGCGAGAGTCGAGATAGATATTATGCTGCTCCTGCTTCGTCTTTTCAAGGATGAGCTTGCTCATAAACTGGCGGAACAGCTCGCGCATGGTGTCCATGCACTGCTGGCGTGCTGCCATGTCATCTATGGCGTGGCGCATGGCGAGGAAGACCGTCTTCACTCTTCGAGTGTGCGGACTGTTGTTCACCTCGATATAACCCTGACTGATGTCGCTGACAGCGATGATAGCCGTGGCGGACTGCAGCTGCTGCAAGGCTTCCTCGAAGCCGTCGAGTCCGCTGACCTTGGCGAAGACAAAGTCATGGGCCTTGGCGAACTTGTTTGTTTCTGTGAGGGATGCGAAGAAGGCTGTGGCATCCCAATTGATGTTCTTGTCTGTCATTTCGTTTGTCGTTTGATGTCTTCTACTTCTTTAGCCTTAGCGTCGAGTTCTGTGAGTGCTCGCCATGTGTCCATCGAGAGCACCGCTTCCTCTTTGGTGATGTCTCCACCAGTGAGGGCACGGATCTGTGCATTCATGGCAGTCCGCAGCATCTCGCCGATGGGCGGTGCATAGCCAAGTAGGTTCTGCTCGTCGGCTGGCATCGGCTGCAAGAAATGTGGAAATAGTCGGGCGAAGTAATGCTTCAGCGATGAGAACCAATAGAAGGCGTTGAGCAAAAACGGTGTTGTGAGGTGATGCGACTTGACCTTTGGGTACAGAAGCGTGGCGAGTTGGCTAAGCAAAGCCTCGTTCTTGGTGTGGAGAAAGCCCTGATAGTAGTTGTCGGCAGAGATGAATGTCGAGAACGGCACGCCCTGGAAGTCGGCTTCGACGGCTTTGGCTCTTCCGATTTTTGTGATGCGAACCGGCAATGGAGCAAATTGTCGTAAGAAGTCCAATGAAGCCGTGGCTGCTTGCATTTGTCTGATGGTGAGCGTAGCCTCCTGCTTGGACGCTTGGCGGTGCTTTACGAGATAGCTGCCGTCATGCGTCTTGCACAACACTCTTAGGTCTGCCCATTTGAACAGACAGAGAGTGAGTATTTCTTCCATTGGCAGATCATGCGAGAGCTGTGTGAAGAAATACAAGAGTTGGCTGTCAGAGAGTGACTGCCAATCAGTGGGTAGGGATAAATTGAAAAATGCTTCCATACTGCGAAAGTACGGAAGCATTTGTATGGGGGAAAAGACAAAAGATTATTGCAGACTCTTGTCAAGGATTTCAAGAAGAATGGTAGGGTCCTCGTGGATTTGCTCAGCAGTGAGTCCTCTCTTTTCCACTTCTTCAGCGACGGCAGGATAGTCCTTGAATTTATCCTTTATCTTTTTCAACAGTTTCTTTTGAGAGTATTTTTCTCTTTTGGAATTAATTTTTTTATCCTCAAATAACATCCAATAGTAAACATGCTTGCCGCTATCAACCATATAGTGATATGCCCTACAGTCTAAATAAACGGTAATATTTGTCCATATACCAGTAAACGACCTGCTGTGGGTGGAATTGTCAAAAGCAAATGGTTCCATATAGCCAGTGACATGTTTTCCCTTGTAAATGACAGTTGCCAAATATTGGAATGTAGGGTCTTCATCTATAAGGATGAAAGTGCGTTTCTTGCCATCCTGGAGAGCATTATCCACCTCAAGGGATTTAATGTCTACGATTTTGTATTTTACATCCTTACCATTTTGTGTTTCACTGAAATAGATGTATTTTTTCATGAAGTGGATGTCGTTCTGCAAATAGCCGTTGAGCACAGTACCGTCTTTAAGAGTCAGCACTGCCTTAGGCCATACGACTTTGGGTTTCTTGGCGTTTGCCGTTATCGCAAACGAGAAAGCCATGAGGAAGATGATGAAAAATAGTTTCTTCATAAGTGAATGATTTTATGGTTTTTAATGCGTCAAAGTTAGCACTTGTATGGTGAAAAGACACAAGTTATTGCAGGCTCTTGTCAAGAATTTCAAGAAGAATGGTAGGGTTCTCGCTAATCTGTTCAGCAGTTAAACCTTGCTTTTCAACTGTTTCATAAACCTGTGGATATTTTTTGAAATCTTTTTTCATGTCTTTTAAGCGAGATTTTAGAGATTTTGGCTTTCGGCTATACGAATAATCCCAAAACGATACGTTTAGAGTATTGTCAGAATCAACGTTATAAAGATACCACCATTCTCCCGAATACATTGATGTATTCTGCATTACACCTGCATTAATACTTGTACGAGTGTCATCAAAGAACGTAGGGTACATATATCCCTTGACATGCTTTCCTTGGTAATTTTGAATAGCCAATATTGGTTTAGGAGCTATTTTTTTCTGGTCACTCCAATACAACTTTATGGGAATGAATGTAGCTTCTTTACCATCACCAAAACAATTTTTTACAACAAGGGATTTAATGGTCTCATTTTTATACTTCACATCTTTTCCTTCTTCGGTCTCGCTGAAAAGAACATATTTTTGCATAAAATGAATGTCTGTGCGCAGATAGCCGTTGAGCACAGTACCGTCTTTAAGAGTCAGCACAGCCTTAGGCCATACGACTTTGGGTTTCTTGGCGTTTGCCGTTATCGCAAACGAGAAAGCCATGAGGAAGATGATGAAAAATAGTTTCTTCATAAGTGAATGATTTTATGGTTTTTAATGCGCCAAAGATAACACTTTTTTCTTAACGAGCAAATGTTTGAGGTCGTTTTTTTAGAAGAATCAATCTCGTTATATAATGAAAAATCAAAGTGTGAAAATGCTTCCATACTGCGAAAGTACGGAAGCATTTGGGTTGGGGAAAAGACAAATTGTTTATTCTGGCTTCTGCACAAACATGATTTTGTCAAAAATATCACCTGCAGAAACGGCTACACGAACATAACGTCCATCCTGTGTTTCGTTTGGCGCAAATGTAACAGTGAGCGTATTTCCTTCCACCTTTGAAGATGTATAGCTGCCTTTAACTTCGGAATAAGGTTTGTCATCATACGAAGGAACGTTTTTAATGGTTTTATCACCCACCGACTCATTAACGTATTCAATCCAAAAATTCTTGTAATTCTTGCATTTGAAAGTATATGTACCGCCAGACTTTGGCACGCCAATAGCCTTGCCAAAACTTGGTGTCAGTGCTTCTTCATAATTGTTCTTTTCCCATTTCATGGCATCCCAATCACCATCGTCTTTGCTGCATGAAGCTAAAGACAAGATGCAAGTAAAAAGCAACATGGTTGCAAATAGTCTCTCTTTCATTTGTTATATATTTAATGTTTTTTATTATAAAACGCACAACCTCTTTGAATATTACATGAAAAATGCAACTTTTTCAGGATGAATATCCACTGTTCTCCTCCTTATTTTAATACGCTATTCAAAAACAAGTTTTTTGAACTTTTTATTTTCCATAAATACCTTTATATATGATGTAGAAACGGGTCCAACTACGGTATCGTTATTGCAACATTTTAAATTATTATCGAAAGCATTAATAATCCAATTATCATGTTTCGCTTTTCGTTCAATTATTATGGTTGAATCATTCCAATAAACTATATGCACGCTATCTATTATTGGGTCATTATCGCTTGATAATTTGCATTTCAAGTAATATGAATTATAGTATTCGTCTGGAGGATATATATAGTATTCATCGACCAGTTTAATGCCTGTTGAAGAACAACTGACAAGAAGAGACAGCAATATGAAATAGAAATACTTAATCATAATCTTTTTTGCGATTTTACTTAATCATTGTAGAACTGCCACAAAAATACAACTTTTTCAGAAGAAATACCCTCCACACTCCTTTTTATTTTTATATCCATGGTCTTCAAAGAGTTTGGCGGTGTCTGAGTTTTTCCATTCAGCGAATACGTTGCCATTGACTAAACGTATGCTGTTCACAATGTCGATTATGCTTGGTATCGGGTATTCACCGATGCGGAGGATAGAGAACTCGATGGCAGAGATGCGCTGATACATCCGCTTGTATTGAGCGGTGTCGAGAGTCATATCCCACTTGTTGAGAGCGTTGGCCGTGCGAAGCATATCCATGAGTTCCGGACTGAAGAACTCCGTTTCGAGGCGGTGCTCAATAGTGAGCAACTTGGCACGAGTGTCCTGGTATCGCAGCCAGATATGGTCAGCGAAGCCCAGCTGGTGAACAATGTCGAGTGTAGGAAACATCGTGGCAGCGAAGTAATTGAACTGCTCCGAAGCAGTCCAATGGTGAGCGTCTGGAAGCATGGTGAGGATAACGGCAAGCGCATCGTCGCGCTGTTTTTCGAGAGAAAGAAGAAGCCTCTCGATGCGCTCCTTAGATGCCGGTATCACATTCTGATTGCTGACTATACCGAAACCGTTAGGCGTAAGGATGAGGTCGAGCTGTGGCACAGCGTGCAACATTGCCTCTGCAGCCGTGATGACACGGCAGTAGTGCAGCAGCGGTGTGCTGTCAGAGTATGAGCGGATGCGACTCATCGTGTCGGATGAGACGAAAGTGTCGGTAAGCCATTGCTCAGCCTGTAAGAGGTGATACTGTATCTTGTCGAAAAGAGAAAGTTCACCAGCAACCGCTTTGAGGGTGTTGGGGACGTACTTCTTTAGAGTATCGTTGTCATTTATCAGCATTGCCATTGTCTTTGGATTTATTGAGTGAAACTTGCTTTGCGTCCTTATTCTCATCGAGCGTGGTGAGCTGGATGAATGGGCAGTCCGGCTTGACCGCTGTCCACTTGTTAAAGCGGATGATTAGTCGGTGAACGGAAAAGAGAAGGTCGTGGTAAGGCTTTTGTAGAGCCTGGGCGATGGTGTAAAGCTCTCGCTTGTCGCTGCCGGAGTTATTGGTCTGCGACTTGCCTGGCACCGAGCCTACGAGGTTAGAATGTACACGCATGGTGAAGCACATCATGTTGATGGCTTCGACGATGTCCGTAGCCCAGTCGCCACCCTCCTTGTCCGTCTCGATCTTGTTAATGACCACATCATGCTGCTCCTCACCGTTGGGCGAAACATAGAACGTAGAAAAGAGCACCTTGCCACTGTTCTCCATGCCAGTGAGGAAGTTGATGATGTTGTCCTTCTCCTCGTTGACACGTTCCTGCTGCTTGACACGGTCAGTAATGCCCTCGACCTTGAAGATGTTGTTCCAAAACGAGTTGGCAATCTCGATGTGGTATTTTATGGGTGCCGAGTTTCGGAGCTTCGCTTCCTTAGCGATGCCAATGAGCTGCTTGATGTTGAACCACTTTCCTTTGGAAAGAGCTGCGTAGTATGGTATTGGGTAATATGTATTGTCGGGGGTAGGAATACGGCTGATGACAGCGAACTTCTTGATTTTCTTCCCTCTGTTCTGAAGGTCGGTGAATGGCGACTGTGGATTGAGAAGTTCGATGCGCTCGATGTCCTCCGGACTGACCGTATTACGCCAGTTGGCATAAAGGATGTAAGGTATCACACCCGACTTGTCGGCAGGAGCAAAGCGGACATAGCACGCCTGTTTGCGCACGATGCGGACAATGCGACTGGCATCCTCATTGAGGATGATCACGCTGACGCAAAAGCCGAAGTGCTTGAAGTCCTGGCACACACCGAGGAAGTAACTTGCGAGGTCGTTGTCCAGCATGAAGTCATCAACTTGTGACTTTACTTGTGCGGTGGCAAGCTCTGTGTCATAGACAAGTCCGCTGCCATAGCAGACTTCGGCATTGAACATCTGGCAAGTGCTCATCGTCTCGTCAGACTCGATGAGGTCAATGATGTTGTACGGCATCTGATTGTCACCTCCCCACGGGATGTACTTCATCTTGTCGTTGATGATGATTGGTGCGATGTTGTGCTCCTCCTTGAAGACTTTAGATGTCTTGGAGGTGAAGGCAGCGGAGGCGTGGGTGCCGGGTATGGTGACAACGGATGTTGGTGGGATAAATGAAAAATCGCTCAT